TAGTTCCTGCGTGGTGAGCGCGGGATAGGTCATGCGGGGCAGTACTTTAATCAACGCATCGACCTCGGACTGCGCCACCGCCGCCAGACTGACACCGCGCAGGGTACCGGCGTTCGGCTCAATCAGGGTGACTTTAACAATCGTCTGGCCGGCGCGCTTAATCGGCTTGTCGAGGGTCACAACGTTCGGGTTTACGGTGTCAATTTCATTGCCAGCCGTATCAACAAATTCAGCGGTTTGACGTGGTGCTTTTACCATGATGTTTTTCTCTGCTCTGAAAGGAGTTAATAACCGACCAGCAGCGCTGACCGGTCAGGGAATTACAGCCCGATTGCGCGGCGGTGCTGTTCCAAACGGTCGACGCCGTTCACCTTCTCGACCATGTTGATGGTGTCGATTTCGATGACGTCGCTACCATCAATCGTGAGGCGGTAATAGGTGCAGACGGTCGACAGTTTGGTCGAGGTGTTTTCACCCTGCTTATTCTCGCCGCCGTCGATTTCTTTATGACGGCCACGCATGACCACCTCGACCGCGATGACTTCGCCGGTGTCGTCACGCTGGTAAGAACCAGCAAAACGCAGCGGCACGGCATCAGCACCCGGCGCGGCATACTGCGCCCACAGCGCCACATCAGGCAGGCCACCGACAGACCATTCGACGGTGAGCGCATCATCGTCGAGACCGAGGTCAATCGATGCCGCGCCATTCATACCGCCGCCGCGATAGTTTTCGAGCTTGCGGGTCAGCTTCGGTAGGGTCACGGATTCAACAACGCCCATGTAGCTGAGGCCATCGTTGAACATGTTCAGATATTTGAGTTTGCGGGGTAGTGCCATGTTATTTCAGGCTCCTTAGCTGTTGACCGATTCGGCCAGATTCACCAGATATTTATCGGTGATACGCTGGCGCAGGGTCAGGCTTTCCAGTGGGGGAACAGGCGTATAGTCGTAGTCGATATACAGTTTTCCGGCCTTGAGGGTTTCCTTATCGTTCGATTCCTCGTCGAACCAGCATTCACCGTCCACGATGTAGCCATTTGATTTCAGCTCGCGGAATTTGGCGTTAATGCCGTCAATAATGTCGCGGATGAGCGATGCGGTAATGGGCTTATCGACCGCCCACATGTGCGCCTCGGCCATCGTATCGGCCAGCACCTGCGCGGTGCGGGTGTAGTTCTCAAACAGGAAAAGCGGGTCATCAGAGCAGGTGCGGTTACCCCAGAAGCGGAAACCATCCTTGCGCACCAGCGTCGTGACCCCGGCCTCGTTGAGCAGGTCAGCATCGGTGCCGGATGCCTGTAAATCCCAAAAGACTGACGCACTGATGCCGGTGACTCCCTGCACGCCGACGTTAGACAGGGTTTTGTGCCAGCCGACAGTCTGGTCGATGTAGGCACGCAGGCCGAGCGCGCGAGCGGTGGCGTAGGCTGTTGCGGTGGCGTTCGTGGTGGTGTCCCATGCGAGGAAGTCAGGCCAGATAACCATCAGTTCGCGCTGACTGAAATTCTCGCGATAGGCCATCGCTTCGGAAATGGTCTTACAGCCCCATGCGCTGACATAGCCAAAGGCGCGCAGGCTGATACAGACCGACGCGAGTGCGGTTGCGACTTCCTGCGTATCGAGACCCGGCACGCCGAGAATACGTGGCTTAACACCGGTGACCGCTTCGGCAGTCAACAGCGCCTTGATACCGGTGTATTTACCGTTCTCATCCGTGCCGCCGATGATGTTAGAAATGGTCTGCGTCTGAGCTGCATCCGGGTCATCGTCGACACCTTCGGCAACGCGCACGACAATGGTGACGGGTTTTGACTGGTCGGCGATAGCCTGCAGGGATGCGGCCAACGTGCCTTTTTTACCGGCTTTCGCAATGGCGCTCTGCACATTGGTAATCAGTACCGGCTCATTGAGGGGGAATGTTTCGGCATCCGCATCGCTGGCCGTACAGACCATGCCGACGATTGCGGTTGCTACAGTGGAAATGACGCGGGTGCCGTCGTTAATCTCAAGCACCTGTACGCCGTGGTGAAAATCACTCATCCGGTTAACTCCGTGGTTAGTGGGTGAGTGTTATTGTCCTGGCTGGTCTGGTGAGGAGCTATTTGTCGGCGATGGGTAGCGGATGACACATAAACAAATCATAAAAAAGACGGGCATCAGCCCGCCTTGCATTATTCCGGTTTGACCGGCCATTCAATATCCGGTGCCGTTGAGGTGTCGACCACGTTCAGCGCCTGAATGTATTTCATCCACGCAATCAGGCTGGCCTTGTCATCGTCGCTGATGATGCCGAGCTGCAGCTCAATCTGCCACAGGCTGATAGTGCTCTGCGCCTCGGCCAGCATTGAGGCTTTTTTCTGTTGAGCCGCCGTCACCTGACCCGCTTTCTGAGCATCCTCGTCGGTAACCCATTCGCTACCGTTCCAGCAGTCATAAGCCGTCAGCGGCGCGACGGTGGTCGCACTGGCAGGATAATCACCCAGCGCAGTCATTTCGACAGGCTGGCCGGTTTCCGTGTCATAAACCGTCTCGCCCCGGTGGTCAGTAACATATTCCCACCCATCACAGCTGGCCGTGCGGCAAATGGCAAATCCGTCTTTATTATCGGGCGGTGCATCAGAGCAGGAATTGGCAGGAATACCCACGCCCACCGCCAGAAATTCGACGGATGATGCCAGATATTCGCGAGTTTCACTGTCGTAGTTATACACCGTCATTTCACCGGCTTTCATGGCAATGCCATTTTTGTTCAATGCTGCTTTCGCCATCATGCCGCCCTCACAATATAGTTAAATGCGACGTTCCAGGGACGTGTATCCACAGGGATAACATATGCATCACCAGAAGCCGCACCATTATCGTTATTAATAGAGCCTGACGCGCCATTGACATTTTGACATGTGATGTTGACGGCATCGGACAAGATAATAGAACCAGGGTTAAATGCTCCGGAAAATGTACTAAGAGAAAAACCCAGGTAACCTACACGGGGTGCCTGCCCAGTGTTGATAGCTCGACCCGAATCAACACCCCGGCCATCATCCCAACCACGGATAAAATACCCTCTCAAATCAGGTAGCGTGCCTGTCGGGTAAGCAGCAGCCAGCTTTGGATATTTAGCCTTATCAAAAGTCGCGCCGTTGCATTTAAGCCAGCCAGCCGGCGGCGTTGCCTGCGGCCACGGCAGCGGAAACCCGACCGGAATATATTTATCAATATCCGCCGTTTTGAGGTACTGCGCGTGGGGGTCAGCAGCGGCAAGGTGTGCGGCCAGCAGACTATCGGCATAGGCTTTCACCTCGATAACCCCATCGTCGACATACTGGCGAGTTGCCAGCACGACCGACGGGTCAATTTTCAGGGTAATGGCCGACGTGCTCGACACAATCAGGATCATGCGAATGGTCTGCGTGCGCCCGCTTCCCTCCTGCAGCTGCGGCTTATAGGTTTCCGGGCAGTTCGCCACGGCAATCAAAATGCCGTCTTCGTCATAGAGACCAATCTCACGGATCCAGAAGCCACCCTCATTCTCGGGGATAATCTGCTCCCCGATAATCTGGCTTTCATTTGCCGGATCAATGCTCAGCATGTTCAGCGGCGCAATACGCTTCTGGTTGATGAGCTTCGTCTGCGCGGGGTCAGGGGTCGGCAGCGTACCGTTTGCATCACCGACGCCCATCTGCGTCAGGTTGAGTCTGGTACCGAGTGCCGTCGCGTTCGCCAGCCGCGCCGCGCCCTGATTGGTCAGAAGGGCAAAATATTTTGCGGTCATGCGTTCACTCTCAGGTTATCAATCAAATGGATGGCCGAGGCCGGATAATATTCACCGCCGACGACAATTTCCTCGGGGGTGTAGGGGTAAACGGTCAGCGCATCGCCGTGGTAGCATCCTGCGCCGACATACAGCTCGCCGGTCGCACTCAGGCTGATAGCCAGCCCGGTCAGGTGGCGGCTTGCCGGTCTGGCGTCGTCAATCAGGCGCTCAAGCTCCTGATACATTTCATCGGTGATGCCACTGTCGAGCACGCCGACAACAAGGCGGAATGTGCCTGGCTCCTCGTCGAGCTGCCACCACTCGCGCACCTCAATCAGATAGCCGAGCGGCTCAACCACCCGACGCAATGCGCTGATGGTGCCTTTGTGCTGATGGACGAAAAACGAGGACGCACAGACGCTGCGCTTTGTCGCCTCCGGCCACCCCTCATCCCACCTGTCGACCGACAGCGCCCACGCCAGATAGGGCAGCAGCTTTAACGGGCAGTCGCGCCAGTTCCACAGGGTGCGCAGCGGTACCGGCACGCGCTTAATCTCAGCGAGCGCGGCAGCGGCGGCGACCTCAAGTTGTGATGAGCCAACGGGCAAAAGCCGGTCACTCATCCGAGCCCCCGATAGTTATCTGGTACCCGGTGCAGTTCGACGCCTGCGACTTAGTCAGCACAATGTCGGCCTGCGGTGATGCCAGCTCAACACGCTGCACACCTTCAACATGCAGCGCCGCATAAATGGCCGAAAGGCGGATATCACGCCCGAGACGGTGCTGCGCGCTGATGTAGCTCTGCAGCTGCTGCTCTGACGCCTGCCTGATGGGTTCAGATTCGGGGCCGGGGTAAACGTAGAGCGTCGCGTCAATCTGGTACGGCACAATTTCGGCTGACTGGACGGTCACCCGGTCGGCCACCGGGCGCACATCTTCGGCATTGAGCGCTTTATCCACTATCGCCAGCAGTTCAGGACTGGCGGTGCCGTCATCCTCGCGGGATAGCACGGTGATCGTCACGCAGGCTGGCGACGGACTTTCGACCGAGACGTCAGCGACCCGCCCGTCAGCGCTGCGACCGTGATACTCATACGCCCCGACCGGCCCCGCCACGCTCAATCCCTCAAATGCCTGTTGTGCGCGCAGGCGCAGGTCGGTATCGGACTCCATTACGGCAGGGGTCGGCGGAATGGTGGTGGTGTCTTCCGGGGTGATGGTCAGGCGTTCGGTATTGTTGTTTCCGACCACGACGTCGAGGTCATTACCGGCGGAATATGCCAGCGTCACCGCCAGTGCTGCCTCGTTCACCCGCTGACGCCAGATAACCTCACGGTAGGCGTTTTCCTGCAGCAGTTTAACAATCGGCTCTGACTCAAGCGCGAGCGTCCGGGTAATGGCCTCCTGCTGGTCTTCGGGGTAAAGCGAAATCAGCGTCGCTTTACGTTCCGCAAGGATGGTTTCATAGTCCAGTTCCTCAACCACATCGGGAACGGGTAACTGACTCAGGTCAACAGTTGCCATAGTGATTTAACTCAGTGAAACAGTGGTTGAAACTGACGCACCGGTATCGGTACGCATCCCGGTAATATCGACATACATTTCGCCAGCGTCGCCGGCCTCAAAGCTGATGGCGGTAAGTCTGATGCGCGTCTCCCACTTCTGGATAGCCGAATAACACGCAACCATAATTTGCAGCCTGAGCGCCGGGTTTTGCGGCATATCAATC